AGTTTAAAAAATATCAAGATGAATTGGAATTTTGGAATCAGCCACAAGATAAAAAGAAAGATATATTTATATAATCGCCAAATCAAAATGTATGTATTCCATAAATCAAAATGTATATGAAATACACACGCACAAATATAATACTATATTGGATAATTGGATGTTAAGACCTCTATTTTTCTTTTGCCTTTTGAACTAACATGAACAGCCATTTCAATGCTTTTGCTATGCCATTTAAATCGCTTTACAAAGTCATTTAAAATATCTGAGGGATAACTACTCAATAGAAATTTTCCTTCAATTTTAGACAATGTTTCGAGTAGTCTCTCAAAGTCATCAATAGTATAACCATCATAGTGACCTAAACTTTTACTTAAATTTTAAATTATTCTTCATATTCCAATAGTACAGTATATGGATACGATAAGAAGAGCGTCTCACTTATATATACACTTATAACAGAGTTGCCAATACTAAAATAGCTTTGACTATTTACAGATGGTAATGAGTAGGATACTGAACCGCATTGTACCCAAACAGAACATGATAAAATTTTAGAACGAGTAATTCCATGTGTAATATTAATAAAACCACTAGAGGAAGGTGTAGTTCCTGAAAATTTTTTCTTTTTTGTCGCAGGACCATCAGAGCCTAACTGAAGATATCCATTAGCATTATATAGTGGAATAGCACGCCAATTTCTATATGTTCCAGAACCCCCTACTTCAGGAGGGTCACCCCCTCTTGTCCAAATACCCGATCCATCGTAATTAAAGTATATTTGTGCAATAGAATCTGATAAGCCTCTTACCACAAGTAATTGACCATAGCCAACTGCTCCAGGTGGGCCATTAACCAAAGTTCCGCTAAGACGATAACACCCCGCTTTTACAATTGAATTAAAATCGTTTGATGGCGCGGACTTAGCTTCCATCAATCCGCTTAATGAAACTCCTGCTATTTTATCAACATCAAGACCAGACCCGACACCATCAACTGTAAGTAATTTCGCCAAAACATCAGTTGCGGTATACAGGTTTGCATTTAGCTTGTTATTCCAATACGTCTTTTCGGTATCAGTAACAAACCTATGGTTTACATCTTGAATGGCATCTAAAAGCCTACTAGTTGTTCCATTGGCCAAAATTTGAAATGATGGCGTACTTTCGGTATCGCTCAAAACAGCTTTATAATTCTCAGAAAATACTTTTGAACCTCCATTTTCATAGAAACGCATCATATCAGTTTTCTGAAGTGTAAAATACTTTGGAAAATTAACATCATTAGCCCCGTCAAAAGGAACAATAATGCTATGCTTTATTCCTTCTAATGTCCAAACAAAGGATATTAAACCTGGCTTAATAGTAGTTCCATCCACCTCGCAGCCTGAAATTACACAACTTGGAAAACTTGCAAGTAATGCATCTATTGCTTTTAAAGGTTCGCTTTGTAACAATTGCACGTGATCAGCAAACCATTTTATCTGTCCTAATTGTTGACTAATTCTGTTCATACCAAATATTAATTTTAATACCCGCTAATTTATACTTCAAAACTTCATTCATTACCATGTCGGAGCTTATTCCAAATGGAATTATGACTATCATTTCATTCAAAAGGTTATCCTGTTCAGCCAAAAATCCAAATACCTGATAATAGTTAACTTCAGATTCAAGCCCCAACATAAGACAATCAATTTCGGATTCATATCCTATAATAGTCCCAATTTCAGTACTATCCTTTATTATTATTCGCCTAAGCGTATTATCAAATACATTATTCAAGTGATTTTCAAGCCTAAACCTTTGACAATTTGTATATGCCAACATTGTAGCTTCACTCATAAAGTCACGAATAAATTGCATCATTTTGTCCAACTTAATCGTAAATGCTTTGAGGAAGGTTAACCTTTTAACCAGCCTCTTATGAAATGGCAATAGCCCATTTATTAGATTTATAAATGAAATTTCCATATTACAATTGGTCAATTGGTGTCATTGTTAATACTGATATATCAGGAGCTTCGCCACTTTCTATGGCAAAATTAAAGTATCCGCTTGCCAGTTCAGTTTTAGTGCCCATATCAGTATAAGAGCCATTATAAGGCCTTGATTGCATCACGGAAGCATTTACAGTAACTACACCTGGAACTTCAAGAATGGCTTCCAAAAGTTTGTACTTGTAAACTGTGCCATTAAAATCAATACCTATTTTGTAGTTTTCTAAAGCTGATAGTACTTGTGCTTTTAATATAGCAGGATCGTAACCTAAATTATAGTAAACAACCATGCTGTATTTAATAACATCGGCATCATAACTAATGATGTTAATTTTTGTGCCAGCTGTTTTAATATCGTTTATATAGTTTTTAAAAGCCAATAATTCGGCGTCATCAAGTTTGACAAGCACTCCATCAACTAATTTACAAACTTTAAGGTAAACATCTCCGGTCTCAGTATTTTCATTTACAGCGGCATTGCTTATTATTCTAAGTTCTGGATTGGGAGTCAGATACCCTAAAGAGCCATCAGCCAATAATATCAAATGATTCCCATATTCAAATTTCTTCGATTCATTCGCATACCATGGTAATGAACCAACCCGTGTGTTTACAATCTTATCGATAATATCAGCAGTAAAGGCATTAATTATAGTCTTAATAATTTTTACACAAACCGCCATTATATAAGTCCAAAGCTTCCATTCTGCAACGGATGAATTGCTCAAAGTAACGCCATGGGCCTGCATTAGTGTAATAGCCTCGGCGTTCAATTCGTCTTGTATTTCCTTTATTTCGTTCATATTACAGAATTAAGAATTCATAATCTAAAGATGTATCCCTTTGAAATGTTCCCGGAACAATAAACCCCATTTCGTCAAATGAAGTCACATCTGAATCTTTAAGCTCATTAACAGCTCTAATTAAATACAGTTCGCTTTCTTCATCAATATAAAGTACCTGATTTTCGATAAATGGCAATGATAGATTAACCACATTAGATTGAAAGGGCAAATCATTATCCTGCATGACAGTGTAATCGGTTAGCAAATGAGGATTATTATTTAAGATTTCCTCTATTGCCTCCACATTGCCATAATGCTTCATTACCAAATCAATTATGGTTTGATTTTTACCTGTTTTTAGAATCAACATAAGCGGCATCAAGTATTAACTGTCCATCAATTTTTATATCATTAACCTTCATTCCAATTTTTTGCAATTGCATGCGGGTTTCACGTAAGTAATCCCCACTATCATCCTGGTCTAACAAATAATTTCTAATGCCAACCCCGTAGGCATAAGCATTTTTATTTTCTCCTTTATCCTGGACAATAATGTCAGTTTGATGCTGCATAGTTCCATCTGTAAGATGCAAGTCGCCATCAGCAAAGTCCAAATCTCCGGTATTGTCAAACTTTATGTCCATTAGTGCTTTATTTTTGTATTTTCTAAATCACTCTTTTGTGTATTTGTCAAATTTCCTTGTGTACTTGGTGCAACAAACGCCGTAGTTGACCCTTGTGGGTGCAAATGATTATGAGCCTTATAATGTGTCAAAAGTGAATTAAAGGCATTTTCAATAGCATTTACCTTGCTTATCAAATCATCTATTTTTATCAACCCTCCTAAAGTTCCACCATTGAGCAAAATTTCAGATTGCTTAACCTCTATTTTAGAATCCCCGGTTTCAATTATTATCAATTCAGCTTCAGCAGCATGAATTAGAAAGAACTGGTTACTATTGCCTAATTTGCCAAATATGGCTGGTTTATTAATCTTCGGATAAACTATAATTGTTTTATCCTTTTCTCCTGAAGCGCTTAAATTCACCTCCTCGACATCGACCCCATTAAAATCAATTGTACAAGTATTGGTGTCCATATTAACAGCTTTTACCAGGGCAATGAAAACAGGATTTGAGACAGACATTATTTGCCTAAGCTTAGTTATAAATTCATTTTCTTTCTGTCCCATTATCCCAGCTTTAAACCAAGTTCAACAATTCTACGTCCACCACTTTCCGAAATAGATGTTTCAACACTCTCAACATAATAGCTTCCTTTTCTTTCCTTGTAAATCGAATCTGTTACAATAGCCTTCATGGCAACTGTACAAAATGGATCGAGAAAGCCCGTTATTTTGCCCCTGTATCCCGTAAACTTGTATTTCTTAAGTTCATTTTCGGCAAGAGTTTTAAGGGTTGCTGAATCAGATATATCATAGAAATATAAAGTCCTCAGCTCCCCATCAGCATCCCCTAGTTCTTTTTCTATCTTTGTACCGTCCTTTTTAATACCGACGGCTTTAACTTTCAATTTAATGTCATTTTCTTCAACATACTGAAGGTCGGTTTCATCCGGGCAATTATATCCAAGGTTATAACTTACTTCACCCTTTTGATATTGATACATCAAACCAACCTGCAAAACATTATCAATATCAAAAAAACAGCTTATTCCGTATTTTGTTTTTATCTCATCCAGGAACCAGAGTGCCGACTTTCCATCTAAAACCACTTTATTGATTTTCATTGATGGAATATCAGAAGTTACATTTAGCCCAGGCACTTGAGTTTTAATAAAGCTAATTGCATCCGATAGGCTTACTTCAGGCCAGCTCTTTTTTATACTTGTTTCCCTTAATTTATAGGCAAAATCTTCACATTCAATTACGCATTCCTTTTGATAGTTTATCTTTTTTATATAGCCTTTAAACTCTATGTAAAGCTTATTGAAACCTGTTTTAATTGCAACTTCATCACCTTTGTTAAACACCTTATTGGTTTCAATAGTGTTACTCATTTCAGAGGTTTTAAGCCTGGCTGATAATGGTAATTTAATTGAGGCAGTTGCACCAATGGAATGAATAGAACGGGATACCTTCAAGTCAGAAACTGTCTTGAAATTATACTTTCCTATGGTAATATCGCAATTGACTACAAACATTATGCTGTCTCAGTTAAATCAAATATTGAATCAGATACTATTCTCATTTCAAAAGCTTTCACATGCTCAACCCCTCTCATATCCGGGAAGCTTATATCTTCTATAATAAAGTCATCAGCTTTAACCAGGGAGTCGATAAAAGCATTTTTAATTTTTACAGATTCTTTTATGTTGAAAATATCATTAAGCTTTTCAATTTGAGTTTCTGGGTATTCTTTCTTTAGCCCAACACATAAGCCTTGTATAGTAAATCTATAATCATCAAACCTAATAAGTTCTTTTACTGAACCACGCCTGGCAATTAAGGGAGTTTCTACAATTATCTTTTTGCAGCCTCCCCAAACCCTTGCAACTGGAATTAAGACATCATTTATCCAAATGGGTTGAAATATCAGTTTCCCATTATCTGGGTCATTTGTATAGAGTGGAGCTTTGCCTTTGTTAATTTCCTTTTTATTCGGGAAATAGGCCGCTTCGTTGTTTAATTCAGGTTCATTGATTCTGTTTTGCCTATTATAAGGAAAAATAAACGGAAGCCCCTTATAACCAAAGGCAATATTCCAGAGCGTACCAAAATCAATTTTGGTAATCCTGGTTACTGATTGTACTGGATTTACATCCAGACCCAAAGTGCCGTTTATATCTGGGAATCTCATTTATCTTACATTATTTCCTGTCATTAATACTGCCCCGTTGATTGCCCTAAGCATTACATCAAGAACAGCATCGCCTATTTCATTCGAGTTTTCTTTCATGCCGCCCTGTTGGGTTAAATTCTCAACCCCGTTAAGCGTACTTATATTTACATTTATATTTACAGGCTTTGCGCCGCCTCCTATAATTGCATCAGATTTTGATGATGTGGAGGAACTTGCCTTTGTTAAATTTTCGCTCTTTTTATCGCCTTTAATGAATTCATCCATTTTCTGACCTGCATTAATAGCATTATTTATTGCTTTTTCTTTTCGGCCTCTACCAATACTTGCCTTTGGGTCAATCGCTCCCATGTATTCCTCATATAAAGCTTTAAATTTAGCTTTATCGGAAGCATTCATTTTATCTGTAAGTTCTTCGTATTTATTTTTGTATTTTTCTGTAAAAATTCCTAATTGTGCTAACTTTTCGTCATTTGTGGCAACGGTATTGGCATAATCATAAGCAGTTATATCATCATTTAGATTCTTTAGTTTATCTTTTAGAGTCTGTATTTGTGTGTCAGCCCCTCCCATTCGATATAGATATGCCTCATTATCCCAACCCTCAACACTAGAAAGGTATTTTCTTGCATTTGTATCACCTGACTTTGCATTTTGTAGCATCTGAATAAGAAAATTAGTTTTATTCCTTTCAGATTCAGCATTAGCAAGATTTTCACTTGTCATTTGCTTTACTTCTTTAGCAGTTGCTAAACCAATTTTCTTTGTATAAGAAGCATTTACTTTATCAAGTGTTTCATTAAGTTTACCAAGTCTAACATCCTCCTCAGTTAAATTTGCAAAATATTCAGGATATGTAGCTTGTAACTGTTGTAAAGCGGAATTTCTTTCTTCTGAAGTTTTAGTGTAATCCTGTGCAACTTGGACTAAAGCCTGCATTTCAGCAGATTCTTCCATTAATTTTTGTGATGTAGGTATTTCAAACCACTTTCTTACAGTATTAGTTACACCACTCAAACCATCAATTAAACCTCTTACAGGGCCATTTTCAGCCTGTCCAATTGCGGCCATCATTTGCTCATAAGAATCTCCCAGGTTGCTAATTGCCCCTTCTGTAGTTTTACTTACAGCGGCCATACTACCAGCCACACCCTTCCAGGTTCCCATCTGAATTATGGCATCGGTAATAGATTGCGCATTAGCTTTAACCTGAATTGCCTGATTTTTAAAGTTAAGTGTAACTTTATCTCCTTCTTTTGAGGCTTTAATACCGAATTCCTTAAGCCTTTCAAATTCCATTTGTCCAGCGTCAAGCATAGCCTCTACAAGTTGGTCAACTCCTTTGCCCTGGTTTGCGGCAAGGTCTCCTAAATTGGTTAATTTACCTGTTCCCAGGTTCATATTTCTATTTTGTAGCTTTATATCGCTACCAATCCAATCACCAATTTGAAAAGGTGTTTGTGCGGATAAGTTCTTAAGCTCATCCATTCTGAAACGTGCCTGTTCCCTGTTTTGAAATGTATTTCTATATAAGGCTTCGTATTTTTCGTATTTGGCGGAGGTTAAAGCAGCATTCTTTCCGAAATCAAAGGTTTTGTAAAGGCCCCCAACAAGAAGACCTGCCTGAAGCATATTACCAATTTGCATCCCACCTACATTTTGGGATGTAGATGCAGCGGCTTTATTGCCATAGAGTCTATTAACCTTATCAATGTTATCCCGTACACGGGTAATCATTTTGTTGTATTTCTCTATCTGATCTGTGCGCCAGGCTTTATCTCTGCCAGCTTCAAGGCGTCCAAGCATATCTTTATAATAAGCCATTGACCCTTTTACGGCCTTCAGCTTATTATTAAACCTGTCTACACCTGAATCATTGAATTGAATCTTAACATTTTTGAACTTATCAGTTCCTTTCTCCAAAAGAATAATTTCCCCTAAAATCTTTTCGATTTGTGGAGACATTTTGTTTGAAAGATTAAAGATAAATTCTAAATTGTCCATTCTTATTACTATTATAATCCACTTAAACCAACCATACGGCTTTGTAATTGAAGCTCCCTGTTACGAATCCAAACCAGTTCATTATATAATTTCGCCCTCTCTGTTATGCTCAGCCCCTTTGGATTCACATGAAAGTAGAACCTTAGTTCTGCATTCGCTTTGCGGATAAAGTCCGAATCCTTAACAACAGTATCCTCTAAAGCTTTACCCAGTCGCCTACCTCAACTTCAATTAAATCGGATACAAGTCCGAATAAGCCCATTGCGTATTTTGTTTCTGTCTTTAAAGATTCGTCACCTTCAATCCAGATACAATTAACCAGGGCTCTTTTAAATCCTAAGTTCGATTTAGATACTGATTGAGCATAGTCAATATCGTCTAAATCAGGTTTTCGTAAGACGCATTCTTTATCTTTAACCTTATAGCAATGAATTTCGCCATGCAGTTCCCTTAATGCTTTGATTTTTTCTTCGGTCATGTTCTTATTTTTGTAAAAAAAGCCTGTGTAACCAGGCTTTTTAAGTTTATATTATTTAAGCTCGGTAGTTGAGCGCAGCCGTAACTACTTTTGATATTCTATGTCTGTAGCTAAGTACGGCAAAGCAATTTCCATAAACTTATCATTTTGCTTCAAAGCCTTTGGAACTTCAGTTATAGAAATGTTTTTTATAACATCAGTAACCTTTTTTCCATCGGCCATATAAGTTGCAACGACGTCAAATTCAATGTCTGTAATTGAATTAAACCCGTTTGCTTTTGCGAATGTGATTAAGGCTTCAACTTCACTTTGTAATAAAGTGATAGTTCCATCATACTTTTGGTTCCCGGTTTGAATGGCATAGGGTTTACTACCCGCTCCATACACTGGCTCTTTTTCTACGCTTTCTTTATATTCAAGACCTCTTATACCAGTAATGATACGGCCTAAATAAAATGCTACGAAATTCCGCCAGCTATATTCTTTATTAACAATTGTCATTTTCGCTATTATTAAATTGAACTAGTAAATCCAAGATTAATTTCAATCTCCCTGTTATAGCCTTTAGGTAATGCCCTTAAGGTTATTGCAATTTTGCCAGATGTTAAAGGAGTTTGTCCAGGATTGATATAAACTGAAAATCCCGAAAGCTCATCAGCCATATTACCTAAAACAGCATTTTCAATAATGCCAGTCATATAAGCAATGTATGCAGGTATTAATTTACCATCTGTTCCTACCTGGATGTCATCAAGAATTTCATTCACGTACACATCATAAGTAATGATGGCAACTTTATCTATTGCCCTTCGTCCTGTTATATTCGAGTAATCTCCGGGAGCTGTGGCCAGTTTATCATCAGAGAAATAATAGCCAGTTTTACCAACTATCGTTCTAATTGTGATATAACCTTTATCATGCAAGGTTGCAACCCTGTCCATTGCTTTTTTAACGTCCAAAGGAGTCGTTTCATAGCCATCTAAGATCGCAACCGAAATAGGCAATGCGCCATCCTTAACCCGGCCAATATTTCTTTGGACAGTATTAATGGCAAGTTTACCTAATAGTAAGCCAATTTCATCACCCTGGTAGCTAACTGCAACCCCAACCCTGTCGGATGAACCGAGAGTTAAATCAGTAACAGTATCAGCTATTTTGTACGAATAAGGCAATATTGCAAAAGTATACCTGTATTTGGCAACAAACCCACCGCATAACGATTGTGCATTTGCAAGGGCTGTGGCTAAATTTGCCTGCAATAATGTTCCAACTACCCCAATAAACCTGATTTTGTCATCTGCCTCAATAAGCTTTTTAGCATAGCCATCAGTATCAGTTGCATCCACAATAAGTGGAACTGTTTTAGTAGTGGGAACAGGCATTATAAATATCTCAACGCCTCCAGCGACTTTGAAATAATTTATAAGTGCCTGAACTGTCTTAAATTCCGTAGGCAGCGCATCAAAAGAGCTATAACTCTTTACATCTCCCATTACGTGAGATGCGGGTGCAGTTGCTATTGGTATTATAATAGCTGGACTTCCACCTGTTATTTCCCTAATAACTCCAAGTCCGCCTGTTGAGAATTCTATATCTATTTTTGGAAGTGACATTTTTTCTTAATTAAAGGGTTTCAGACTTTTTTTGTCTCCTAATAATTTGGGGCTCTGGTGAAATTTCTTCAGCTGGACTTTCATCCCTCTTAAATGTTTCAACACCTCCACCAATAATATCTGCATGATTTTGAGCCTGGATTTTATCCAAAAACACATTTTCATCAGATGTTGCATAAATTTCTTTATGCCCTGGATAGTTCTTAAAAACTTCCTTTATCTTCTCTTTGTTCATTGCAGATCTTTATAATATGCTTTTTTATATTCGCAATTGTCACATTGTTCTTTGTATTTCTGTTCCATAACCTTTATGTCATTCTGCATGTCATCAACTTTTACTTCAAGAGTTTTAACCTGCTGGTTTAGCTCCTCAGATAAATCCTTCCAGATATTAATTACCTTTTGGGCATTATCAATTTCAATTGATGAAGTTTCAGCCTTAGTTTTTCTTCTTGCAAATAAGATCGTCGCAATTGAGCCTAAAGCTCCTGATGAAATAATGGCTAATACGATTGCAAATACAGAATTCATTTTTTAGGTTTAAGGCTGGCAACTACTAAGAGTTGCCAGTTGAATAAGAACACAACACAATTTCAATTAAGCTGATGCCTGAACAATAGCAACCAGTCCGTTTTCATCTTTCCTGCGAATACGTCCACCTAACCTTACAAGGGCTGAATATATATCGCCATAATATGTCGGACTTTCTTTTTCTTCAAAGAACTTAATAGTTCCTTCAGCTTTTTCTACAGCATTTTTCTGGTAACAAATAACCCCACTGTTATCAGTTGCTGCGGCAGTTGTGTCAGGTTCTATCGACACTGGGGTCGAAGCATTGGTATATTTTACAACCTGAGCCCTTTCAACGATATTAAAGCCTTCTAATTTACCGATAACCCCGTTCGTAGGGTCATAGGCACGTGAGAAATCTTTATTAGCATTTGCTGATAACTCTGACACTAATTGATCAAGCAGATTACCGTCCATTAGTGCGAATCTATCCTCGAAAGGAACCCCTCTATTGGTCAGATAAGTTTTCGCAGCTCTTAAATCAGCTACAGTTAACAGTTTCCTATTACCAGTTGCGCTAGGCAAATGAGCGGTTACATTTCCGCCTGTAGTTCTAATAATGTTTGCAGCTGGTGCCCATTTATAAGGCATCCAATCTCCAATTAATTGTTTCAATAAAAGCAGCTTATCTGATAGAATACTTGCAATCTTGTCGTAGGATAATTCCACTTTTTCCGCATCTGTAATCAGCATTGGGTCAGTTGTGAATTCATCAAGTGCGTAAATAACATCAAGGTCACCCCTCCTAACAACGGCAGCTGGTAAATTTGTTCTATTTCGTTTAGCTCCGCCAGCGCTTCCTGCATTTGGTATATGTACTACATGCCCGCCAACTACATATTGGTCGGCATTATAGGCATTTCTTACAAATTCCATCCCTCTAAAAAGGTTTTCCGCTATGAAATTTTGCCAAATTTCAACATCTACGCTTAAAACTCCTTTTGGTTTTGGTATTGCCGATAGTAATAAGTAACCTCCAATTATATAAGCAGGGCTTATATCGGTTACACTTGCAACAAAAAGCGCTACGAATACCGAGAGCAAAAGCCCTAATCCGAATATCATGAATTTCCTGAAACGTTTCATATTTTCTTTTTTTATTATTGGTTATTTAATGATTTTAGTCAACCTGATTTGCGGAAAGATGAACGAAATTAGTTCCATCATACACGAAATAGGCATATTTGGTTTTGCTGATAACGCCTGCAATAGATGTTCCTTTAATACCTGTGCTTAAGGTAACAGCCCTGGCAGTTGCATCACTGGCTAATGCTACAATCAGCTCAGCTCCTTTTCGTAAATCAGCCACAGGCTTTGCAGTAAGAGTTAATGCACCTGTCATTTGTCCTACCACTACAAGTGTCTTTTGATTTTTTACAGCTATTTCAATAGAAGCTGCATAATCTATGTTTTGTACATCCATTTCACCGAATGGATAAGATATTTCTTGACTCATTTTGTTTTATTTAGAAGGTTTTAAATCTTATTTAGTAGGCCTTTTTCCATATTTGGCCATATACAAATCAGCGTATGTTTCAAAATCGTTCGCCTTAAGCTCAGCCAATTGCCCGCTTTTATGCAAATCATCAAATGTTTTGCCTTCAAATTTTCCAGCTGGTTGACCTCCTGGTATGTTGTGAAGTTTAACGGCGTCTGGTAAAGCGTTAACAATACTTATTACAGTATCCACATCGCTTTCGGCTAACTTCTTGTAATCAGCTTTTTGAGTATCAGACAAATTCTTTTTTGGATTGTTTAAGGCCAATTCCAACCTTTTGTTTTTTTCAGCTTTTTCGACTTCTTTTATACCTTTTAGCTGTTCTGAAAGATTCTTTGCTTCAGCTTCTTTGGCCGCTGCCAAAGCTTTTAAATCGTTAATTGATTTTTCAATTTCAGCCTCAGTTGCTGTGGCCATAAGACCAAGAAGGATTGCAATGTTTTTCATATTGATTTCTTTTTGTGGTTTGAAAAACGATAAGTTTACCATTTCGCCTTTTTCATTGAATAATGATATAGCATTTTCATTTGATGGTACTGTTGCAGCTGCTATTTCCATAAGTTCGCTTTCTTCAAGAACAGGGATTTTTTCATCCCAGTTAAACTTAATAGGACGCAATCCAACGGAATAACCGTTCATATAACCTTTGTTGTATTTTCTGTCAAGTGATTTGCCCAAATCATCTTCGAGGTCAAACTCAACATCACCAACCAGGTTATTATTTGCAATAGCAATTGCTACAGCTTTACCAACTGACATTTTATCGGTATCATGCCCAAATGTTATAACCGGATTTTTAAGGTATCTGTCCAGCTTTATCCCGGCAGTTGTTACCCTAAATCCGTAACTATTGACATCCTCAGTTGAAAAAGTTGCTTTTGGCATCTATCGTTCTTTTTTTTTAAATTATAGAGATACAAATTTTCATAATAGATGCTTATAATCCTAATATCTGTCCAACATATGGACAAATCTATATATGTGTTGGACAGATATATGTTAATTTATCCTTTAATAGTGATTTTTGTCTAAAAAAGGTATGAATTTAACCCTTGCACAAAAAAAGGAATGGGCAAAACTCCTTTATTTAAAGGATAACATAACTCAAAAAGAAATTGCTGGAAAGGTATCTGTAACAGAAAAAACCCTGTCTAAATGGGTTAACTCTGAGAATTGGGCATCATTAAAAGCTTCAATAACTATTACCAAAGAGGAGGCTTTGCGCCGTATTTACATGCAAATTAATGAGATAAATTCTGTTATAGAAAAGAAACCTGAAGGTGAAAGATATGCAAAAGGCAGTGAAGCAAATGACCTGGCTAAACTTGCAAGTGCCGCAAAATCGCTTGAGTCCGAAGCTTCAATATCAGACATTATTGAAGCATTTAAAAGGTTCATATCATGGTTAAGACCACTAGACCTTCAAAAAGCTAAGGAAATAATAGTACTACAGGATAGTTTCATAAGGACACTTTTATCATAATGGCAAACATTAAACAACTATATAAGGACTGGGAGTTATTTAAGCAGGCATTGCTTAGAGAAACCGAGTTATTCCAGGAGACCGAAAATCAAAAGTTTGAACGATTTAATTACAATTTAAATCATCCTGAAGCATGGTTTAAATATAACTTCCCGAATTATTGTTATGCGCCGCCAGCTCCTTTTCATATAGCTGCAACCAAGCGTATATTAAATAATGAAAATTGGTATGAAGTAAGGGCATGGGCAAGGGAACTTGCCAAATCATCAAGGGCTATGATGGAGGTTTTAAATATGGCTCTTAATGGCAAAATAAGAAACATCTGGCTTATTTCCAATACCGAAGATTCGGCAATTAACCTGCTGAAGCCTTATAAAATGAACCTGGAATATAATCAGAGAATTATAAATGATTATGGTAACCAGGTAGGTTTTGAGTGGACTGATAAAAGGTTTGTAACCAAAAATGGTGTAATGTTTACAGCTTTTGGAGCTGGGCAAAATCCACGTGGAAATAAGAATGAGGAGGTGAGACCCAACATGATTATTTTTGATGATATTGATACGGATGAGGAGGTTAGAAATAAAGATAGAATTACAAATAAATGGGACTGGATTGAACAGGCCGTATTCTTTGCTGTATCTACATCAAAAAATAAGCGTATTCTTTTCTTAGGCAATATCATAGGAAATGATACCTGCATTACC